TAATTAATTCTTCAAGCTTTGCTAATATTTGAACACGAGATTTTGCCTGTGTACTAAATCCAGGCAATTCATCTTCTTGTGGAATATATGTTTCAGGATTTTTTGAATTTGAATAATATAATTTAGGATACTTTAAATCTTTTAGTCTAACACAGACCATATATCCGAAAGTATTGTTTTCTGGAACGATTAGTGCTTTATTGTATTTTACACCCATATCATATAGTAAATCAGCCAATTTATCAGGAGGCATTTTACCTTTATACTCACCACATATTTCAAGATTACCTGTATCTAATATATGAAATGTTGAATAGTCTCCAGAGTCACCCCTAGATACGTCAGCTGATATTATATATTTTCTACCAACTTGCGGTTTTTTCCATATCCAGAGATGTTTATCATAATTTAATTTTTCAATTGGATCAGAGCATTGTGCTTTTAACCATTCAATATCTTCCACGCCTAAAAACGTATCTCCAGAAGAAGCAAAGTCGCATAAAAATTCCTGCGCTATTTTCTTTTTATTTCCATTAAGACCCTTTGTTTCTTCTTTAAACCACTCTTCATCGTGTTCTGGGTGGACATACCATGGTAATGTTATTGGATTAAAATTATTTAATCCTGCGACAGCATCTGTATAAATCTTATGGTACTGTCCACCTACACCATTTGGGGTTGAAATAATTACTGCTGAACCACCTGTTGATAGTGTTGGGTATAAACCTACCCAAATAGTATCAAAGTCTCTAATAAATGCAGCTTCATCAACGATTAAAAGAGATAACGCTTCAGAACGACCAGCATCTTCGCTTGTTGGTACTGCTTTAATAGTTGATCCATGACTAAATGTAACTGATTGTTTATTTCCATCCCAGTCAACAAGAACCATCCATTTTGGAACGTTTTGAATCATTACTTTAACTTTTTTTATAAAGTTAATAGCAGTATCAAGTTTTGTTGCAATAATCAATATGTTTTTATCTGGATGGAATAGTGCCATCCAGACAGCATATGCTGCAGTTACAGTTGAAAGACCTAATTGTCTTGATTTAACAACAACATTAAATCTATGATTTACGAAATCATTAATACATTTATCTTGAAAATCATATGTGTTAAATGGAATTAATCCTTTAAGTGAATGCTGAATTTTTACGTATGTATTGATAAAGTAGACAGGATCTCTACCACACTTTATTATCTCTTCAGCAATTGCACTATTTTTCATGTTAATTCAAATTTAACTTGTCTTCTAAAATAAGCAGTTCTTCTTCCATTAAATGAGTTCATACTAATAATTTCTATAGAAGAATCGCGCGCGATTTCTTTCGTTTTTAACGTTTTTGAATATTTGGAATCTTCACCAAGATTTTCCTTATATTCTGACTTTACTTTTTTAAGATATTGTTCAATTTCTGAATCAGCAGATTTTGTGTAATTATCTTTCATAACCTGAGCTTCTCTATCTGAAGTCATATTAACAATTGTTACATAATATATCGTTAAATGATTTCCATGTAATTTTGTTTTTATTGAACTTGTTGATATAGAACCCGTAGATGATTTTCCCCAAGTTGTATTTAAAGCATTACCTAAAGCATCAAAATCTAAACCTAATTCTTTTTGCATATAATCTCCGGTAAAAATAACTATTAATGATAGCTTAAATTTTAAGCGTCATATTCAATTCAATATCCACTTTTTCGTTGATATATTTTTCAAGTTCATCATTTGTTGGTCTTTTTCCATTTTTCCAATCGTCTGGATTTAGATAGACCCATTTATTTTCGCATGAATTACAACATTTATAAGATGAATAAGAGAATTTATCTTCGATATTTCTAAGTGCATAACCGCATACGGGACAAAATGTTGGTAATGATTCTATATCTTCATTCATGTATATTTTTATATTTTTATAATCTTTTTTAAGATACGTTGACATGTGACTCCCCATCAATCTTTCCTATTTCAATCATTTTATCCATAGACTCTTTCATTGAATCAACATGTGTAATGACAAATATACATTTATAATATTTTTTAAGTGATTGTAATAATCTGTTACACGTTTCAACTTGATTTGAATCTAATGTTCCAAATCCTTCATCAAGAATTAGAAAGTCGCATTTAGGTAGTGCTGAAATATTTGAAAGTGCAGACCTAATCGCAATTGATGCAATTGTTTTTTCCATACCAGAACACGACTCTATTAATCTTTTACCTGTTCCATAATCAATTAAAATTTCCATAAAGTTTGAATCTTTTGGACATTCTATAGAAATATTAAAATCTGAAATTCCAGTTAAAATTTTCTCCAATTCATGATTAATAATTGGTAACTGTGATGAAAAAATCATATGTGGAATTCCTTTTTTAGAAAAAGCATTCATAAGAAATTCAAATATTCTTGATTCTGCGAATATTTTATCAGCCTCTGATTTTTGATCATTTAAATTTTTTATTTGAATATCTAATGCACCAATTTCAGATAAAATATTCGTTCTTTTATCAGAAGCAATCTTTTTTAATCTTTTTTCTTCTACAATTTCTAGATTTATTTGTTTGTATGTTTCCTCTTTAACGTTATCTTTATTGAGTGATAATTTATCATTAACATCCCTCAATTTTTCTTGATAAAACTCCAAATTATTTTGTGATGTTAATAAATTAGAATTTAAAAGAGCAATTTGTTCTTTAAGTGCAAGTTCTAATTGATTTATATTCTCAAATTTTTTAATTTTTTCATCAATTTCACTATCAAAAATTGAACTTAAAACTGATTTTAGTTTTAAAACATTAGATTCTAAAATTGAAACTTTTTGTTTAAGTTGTGGAATCTCATCTTTATCTGAATATGAATCTTTAATATATTTACACGTTGGATATTGATTATCACATGGTATATCAAGTAGTTTCAACACTGACTTTTCTTTATTTTTTAATAAAAGAGCATGCTTTTCAAATTCTGGATTTATTACAGCAATTTGCTTTTCTAATTCTAGAATTTTTTCTTTTGAAGATTTCAATTCATCTAGTGAATGTTTTTGCTTGTATGAGATTATTTTTCCAATTTTTTCATCTCTATCTTTAAGATCTTCTTTTATGCGCTTAATATCTGTGCTTAAATCATTTACTTTTTGTGTATAAATCTTAAATTCATTTTGCATCTTTGTATGATCAGTTGAAAGTGTGTAAGATGCAAGAGATAAAGTTAGATTTTCAATAATATTTTCGTGATAATTTATTTCATTTTCTAATGCACTTGAAAGTTCAATAAAACAGCTTCTTTCATGTGTAAGATCTTTAATTTCTCTTTCAAAATTTCTATTTGCGTATGTTTTAATTTTGGATTTAATATCAGAATAATCTTCTTTAACAAGGGAATGAAGATTTTCAAAAATATCTAAATCAAGAAATTTTGACAATAAAGCTTTACGCTCCGATGAACCTTCGTCTATAAATTTAAACAAACTTCCCTGAGTTGAAATATTTGAAAGTAAAAAATCATCTATATTTCCAATTAATGATTGAATTACTTTTTCAGTATCATTTCTTTGTTCTCCAGTCAAATCTATAGTATCATCACCATCGCATTTAAAAAGATTTAAATGAGTTACACCATTTTCGCCTTTTTTACTTTCCTGTCTTACAGTCTGTCTTTCAATTAGATAATCTTGATTTTTAACGTTTATTTTAATTTTTGAAAGACAATAATTCTTGTTGTTGTTTATAACAGAAAGATTTTTCGTTAACCCTCTATCACTTGTATTGAAAAGGCTATATAACATCGTACCTACAATTGATGATTTGCCAGATCTATTAGGACCAAGGATTCCTACAAGTCCATTTAATTTATCAAAATTAATAATATTACCTTCACCATATGAATACAAATTATCAAATTCTAATTGTTTAATTGTCCATTTATAACAAGTTGAATCTTGCGTAAGACAAGAATTCAAATACTTTGATGTAAATTCTGAAATCTTAGACCATTCATGTGGTAAAATATTTTCATTTTTATAAAACTTTTTTAATAATGATACTTGAACATCTAAATTTCTAAGATCATTTTTTAAAATTGTGAAATCATCTCCAACAATATGTGTTGATTCTATTACTTCATCGATCTTAAAAATCACCTCAGAGACATTTAATTTACCTTTTAGGAAATTATTAATATCCTTTAATTCAGATTGAGAAATCTTTTTATTTGATAGAATTCTCACCCTTGATGTTGGTTTTATCTCTGAACAATCAAATATAAACCTATCAATACTTCCATACCACGTAACTGTATAAAATGGTGAATTATTATCTAATGTTCTAAATTTTACAGAACATTCATTTTCATCCTTTAAATCCCAAAGTAAATAACCGTGATTTAATTCTTCGCCATAATTCTGCTGGATTAACGAACCTGGATAAGCTATCCAGGGCTTTTTAACTTTTATTTTATACTTTTTCATTGTGAAACCTCTTCAATGATTTCATAATCAGAATAATTTTTTAATTCTTCCTCAGATACTACTAACTCTATCTCTTTTGTTCCTAAAAATTGAAATGTATGAATATCACCTAGAAAAGCATAATCATAATCCTTAAAAAACGATGTTGTTACTTCACCTTCTAATTCATATCCTGTTTCTGTACGAGCACCTGAAACTGGACCATGATAACATGCAATGTTTATAGAACCTTTAACAGGTTTCACTGTGTGCCAATTTTCTTCATCAAAGATACCAAATACACACCAATTCCATCCAGGTTGGAATTCATATACACCACTTTTTTTGTATAGATGTATTTTTGGATTATTCATCGCGGATACTATTGGTGAAACTGCATCTTCTCTACTCAAATTTTGAAGATTTCCATCATGATTACCTAAAATAATATGAATGGGTGATATAGTTGATAACTGATTCAACCACCAAGTTAATAAATTAATATATTCTGCAGTTATTCCAGTTGTTTTTGTGTGCCAAATGTCACCACCTATAAAAATATGATCAGGCTTTTGATTAACACAATCTACAATAAGCTTTTCAAAAATATTTTTATACTCTACGTGTCTTGTAAGTCCTCTAATGTGAATATCAGATAAATGACAAATTTTCATATTTCTTTCCTTCTCACATATCTACTTCTTTTAAGATTGTAAATATTTGATAATTTTTGCAATCTTTTTTTTATTGACAACTCACTTCTATTTAAAGTTTTTGATATATCTCTAACTAATAATCCTGAATTTCTTAATTCTAAGAGTGTGTCATCTTCTTCTTTTGACCATTTTTTAGGGCTTAATTTTTTTAACCATGTTTTTTCAATATTATAAGTTTTAAACCATTTTTTAATAGTAGAAACGCTTACAGAAAATTTTGAAGCCATATCATCCCAAGAAAGATTTTCACATTCTTTAATCAACGTTTCTTTATCAAGATTACATTGTAATGTTTGTTTTTTAATGTATTCTTCATTTTTCCAAAGAATTTTTAAAAAATCTGAATATTTTGTTTTTAATTCGGGATTTTTTTCATATAATTCTTTCTTTTTAAGTGACATTAATTTTCTAGTTTCTTCAGACGTATTTTTTTGTCTTATTCCACTTCCACCATCTGTGAGATTATAACCATGACCATTTTTTGTCATATTTGTATTATATAAAAAAATATAGTATTTTTCAAGTTTATCTAATTCTTCTTGATTTTTATTTTCTTCCAATATTAAAAAATCAAAAGATTCTATTCCATGTTTTTTAATTGCTAATCCTATTTTTGATAAACCTAATTGTGATGATCTAATATGACCATACCAACGTTTTTTTAATTGTTTTGTTTGTCCAATATAAGATTTTCCATTTTTTTTATTTAAAATTCTATAAATATAACCCATGCCTAATTATAAATTAGGTAATCACAATAATAAAATCATTATAATAAATGTTTTATAGAAATTGTTTTATTTGTATTATTCTGATGTGAAACGTAGAAAATCAGGTCAGGAAAAACTAAAAAAAGATCGCTGCGAAATATGCAAATATGATAATCCTGCTGCACTTAATATACATCATATAATTCCGCGTTGTGATCCAAGATGTACAAATGATAATTATAATCTATCAATTGTCTGTCACACATGTCATGATCTTGTTCATGCAGGTGAAATTACAATTATTGGTGTTTATTTCACAACTGCAGGTAGAAAACTTTTTTGGTTTAAAAAAGGGGAAACTCCCCCGCTAGAGGAGGAGTTTTGGTTAGTTAAAGATAATCCACTTGTTTTAAGAAAAAGAAATTAGTATTTATTTCAATGCGCCGCGGCGGCGCTCCCATTCAGTTTTTCTCTCAGCAGAACGGCGTTTGACTTCAGCTCTGGCGCGCGCTTCACTTTCAGCTGCATCACGCGCTCTGCGTTCCTTTTTTTCACGGTGGGTTCTCATATCATGTGCATAATTATCTGCATGATTTGCAATATCCAATAAAGATCCAATTAATAAAGGAAGAAAAATTATAATACTCTTTTCATTCTCCCCAATATTAAGTGTATTCAAAAGATTATTCGGTAAGATCATTAACATTAAATCCGTAAGAGGCATACCTAAAGCGCCTAAAGCAGTTAACAAGAGGCGATCGTCGTCTTTTCTGCCAGCAAACCAAGGTTTAGTAAAATAATCTTTTACTCCGTTAATAAAATCATTTTCATTAATAGGTTGATTTTTAATAGATGCAATTTTAGACGCAATTTTTTGAAGTATTTTAACCGCTTTTGGATTAGATGCATAAAATTTTTCTAATTCTGCACGGTGTTGTTCAACCCAATTTTCAATTTTATTACTTAATTCTTGAGTTTTAATATTTTGTTCAAGTTCTTCTTTAATAATTTGTCTTAATTGACCAACTGTTATTTTATTTGACATTCTATTTTCCTTAATTGGAACAACAGTTTTTACAAACCTACCATTTTCATAATCAGTTTGAATACGTTTTCCTTTAGAGTCTAAATATGCTTGATCACGTTGATCTCGATTCATTCCACGATATTTTTCATCTGACGCTGCTCGAGCAGCTTTTTGATCTTGATAATTTTTTTCACGTCTAATTTCATCTTCTTTATTTTGTTGAGCTTCTCTTTCTCTTTTAATTCTTTCACGGTCAGCTTCAGCGGATTGATTTTGATAATGTTTTTTAATTTCTTTTGTATGATTACCAGTAAAAAGATCAATTTCATCAGCAAGACCCGGGAACATCATTCTCCAGAAGCTGCGAGGTTTTTTTGGAACGGGGGATACGTATTTTGTTTGTTGTGGTGTAACTTCATGAATCCTGTTTCTTCCATGACGACCTTTACCCATCCCAGCAAAGGTGTGGAATTCTTCACCATCTTCTGGACCTAGACCTGCAAGATCTTCAATTTCAGAATCCTCAGAACTTTTTGCATCAAGATCATCAAAATATTCTTTATTATCTTCACGATCAGAATAATCATCTTCATCGTCTGAATAACCCGGATCTTGATATAAATCATCGATCATTCTTCTTAATTCTTCAGCAGAAACATCAGAAGGATGAACCCATCTTGGTCTTATATTGTGCTTTTCTTTGTATAAATCAGAATAATGACTATAAAGATCATCTTTCTCAAGATTATCTAATGAATCATTTTCTTTTTCTGAACCTATATCTTCAAGATCATCAGTTTCTTCAAAATCTTCATCAGAATCAAATTCTGAGTCTATGTCTTCAAGATCGTCATCTTTTTCATCATCAATCAATAACTTTTCTTCTGATTCTAAAATTCTTCTTTTCATCACATAATAATTATTATCTACAACCCAAGAGAGCTACTTTTAATATTATTAATTTTTTC